CATGATGCTAGCGGCTGTCATAGCTGACTCTGCGTGTACTGGAGCATCTGCTAATAGTATGCTTAACACTTTGCCGTTACCAGTTGCGGCCAGTGCGGCCACAGCACATCCCATGGCCACATCCGCATCCAATGTGCTACGGACTAGAACAGCATCAAGATTTAACTTAGTGTCCTTTGCGTAGTCTGGCAACGCTTCTTTGATAGCGTCGATGAATGCCATTATAGTGTCTCTCCACCTACTGTACGGTTGCAAGCACAGAGTTCGCCTGTCTGCAATGCGTCTAACACACGAAGTGTTTCTTCTGGACTACGACCCACGTTCAAATTGTTCACAGTCACGTGTTGAATAACATTGTCTGGATCCACAATGAATGTAGCACGAAGTGCGGCACCTGCTGGAGCGTAGAACACGCCTAGTTGTTCAATCAAACTCAAGTTGTCGCCAGTGTCTGGATTGTAACGCTGTGTGTCAGCAAATTGTGTGTGAGTGATTTTCTTTAAATCACTGTGTGCATTTTGCCAACTAACTTTACAGAACTCATTGTCTGTTGAACCTGTGAGCAATACTGCATCGCGATCGGCGAAGTCACCTGCTAATTTGTCGTAGGCTACGATTTCTGTAGGGCATACAAATGTAAAATCTTTTGGATAGTAAACGATCACTTTCCACTTGCCTGGGAAACTCTCATCTGTGATGTCAAAGAACGCATCTTCTGGTTGTCCTGGCTTAACACCTGTGACAGTGAATTTTTCTAACTTATGGCCAACTGTTTTCATATCTTCTCCTTGTGTGTGTTGAAAACTAACTCTTCAGTGTTTATACTGATATTATATTGTACGTTTATTTAACCTATGGGTCAAGTGATTTTAATAGATTTTTCAATAATTATTTCAATAACGCTTATAGGAAAAATCAATAAAGAAAAGAAACCCGCCGAAGCGGGCTCTGCTATTTTGGATTACAAGGCATAACTGCCTCGGACCGCTGTTTTTTAGGCAGCTAGGGCAAATCTGCTTTCATTAGCAGCACCGCGAACGGTGTTACCAGTGAAGCTCATTGCGCTGAAGTCGAATGTATCTGCGTTTGCATTTACGTTTTTTGTATTTTACGTGACCCCACGTGTTGATCTTTATCCTATCTCACCCTGTCGAAACCATGGCAGGCCCATCAAAAACGCACTACAAGGTTGCCCATTATTAAGAGGGGTGTAGTGCCCTTATGGTGGACCTGGCGGGAGTCGAACCCGCGTCCAGAATGCCTTACTTTAAGACTTCTACAACAATTCTTTTAGGCAGCTTGGATATTGCTAGCCTGCTCGCCTTTTTGACCCTGAGTCACTTCAAACCTTACACTTTGTCCTTCTTGTAGGCTCTTGAAGCCACTCGAATTAATCTGTGAAAAGTGAGCAAATAAGTCTGCGCCACCATCGTCCGGAGTAATGAATCCAAAACCTTTGGCGTCGTTAAACCATTTTACTTTTCCTGTTACCATTTTACTATTTTCCTTGTTTGTAAATTTAAGCTGTCTGTGTGTGAGTTATTTATGAATTTTTATCCATAATCTTTAGATTAAGCAACATGTTTTCAACTGTTAGTTTGGTAATAGTTGCCAACATTATTAGCTTGTCATCATCAGTATACTGTTCTTTGTCGAACATGTCAAGTATACTTGTGCCAATCATTCTAAATGCCTGTTCTTGTCCAACAGCCAGTTTGCCCCAATCTGCAGGATCGCCAGCTTCTACTTCTGCTGCAATTTCTACCAGTTGTTCAAGTGTTATTTTAGACATCATACTGTAAGAGTGTTAATTAAACCGCCCGCTGTGCCTCGGGGGAATAGGTTAAAGGCCAAACTGTACCGTACCTTTGACGATTGATTTTCATCAACCGAATGAGTCATCATGGATGGGAACATGATTAAATCATTTTTGGCAGGAAATATGCCCCAGGCATCGGCATTAAAGAAATTCAGTTTGGCATCATCAGCGTGGTCTTGATAGTTAAAGTCCACTCTCACAGTTTCGGTCCATAGGTTATAGTGACCCTTGTCTTTGTGACAGATAAATGCACCAGTATCAACGCCTGTGTCTATGTAATATACACCACTGATAAGGCTGTTGCCATGATAGTGTTGTCCAGAGTAGTCACCTGTATAATGACGATTCACCCAACTGTTCTCCATGCGAAAATCCATGTTGCGTTTTACGTCTAAGACGGTGTAGATAAAATTATCTGCTGCTTTCATAATTTTAGCTTTCAACGGAGCCAGTTCTGGAGTATCTAAAATATACTTGTTTACTGTATAGTCACCATTGTCGGCGGCCATGCGTTCATATTCTTGATTTTCAATGAATTCGCGCATGCCTTTATCCAATGACCCAATGTTGGTCTGGTACAAAGGCACGCCAAACAGTGGGGTGACCTTATAGGTAGGTGTCATTTAATCCATCCAATTTTTTTACCTTGTGCTTTTCTGTTGTCATATTCTTCAACTGAGCTGGGGAATCTCCAAGCCCATATGGCCACCAGCATCATAAACACTGCCGTGTATATTATACCACGAACAGGCACTGCTGTCAACCACATGGTGATCAAACTTGTCGTCATCATGAACAACATGAAGTATTTCATCTTCTGCGGGAACACACGTTTCTCACCCCAGTTGGTCAAGAACGGTCCAAACAGTTTGTGATTGTATATCCACGCATGCATACGTTCACTGCCCTTGCTGAAACAGTAGGCTGCAAATACCACAAAGATTGAGTAAGGGATGCCTGGTGTAACTAATCCAACATAGGCCATTCCCAAACTAAGGAAACCTAATATTTTCCATAAGAATTTTTTCATTTTATTCCTTGATTGGACGCCAAATACCAATAAGTGAGTTGTCACCGGGAGTACGGTAACCACTTGGCCATGATCGTGTAACTGATCCGCTGCTGGGATTATTAACATTTTTTGCCGACGAACTTTGATTTCCGCCTACAAATGAGTAAGTTCCGCTACTGGCAGTATAGATAAAATTCACATGACCATAACTCCATAGAGCTATGTCTCCAGGTTGTCCTTGATTTAATGGAATCTTAACTGCTTTATATGCAGCAGCCTTATCCCTAATATCAAAAGCCCAGGCAGTTTGCAAAAATCTGTAACCGCATCGTTTCAACACCCAATTTACATAGCCCATACACCAGGCTGTTTGATCAGTGAGCCAAGCACCAGTCTGTGGATATCCAAGTTCTTTCCATATACCAGTGATCCTAGAATTACTGGCACGACCCCCCATACCAGTTTCTTCCCAAATCCCCTTGCCGGCTTCGTCAAGATTCTGCGACAGCAATGAAGGAATATCACTAGCTAATACTACATCGGTATCAATGAGGCTTTCACCGTCTGCGCCTTGGGCAGTTCCGGGAAAGTTTTGTTTGACTTGATCATTGGATTCAACTTTGTAAGCAGTGGGATTGGCCACGTAGGCACCGGTTTGTCTGTTAATTGCTGCTTGTACGGCAGGCGGAATATTTACAGGAGGAATCACAAAGGATACAAAGGTTCCGGAAAATACATTAGGACTTCCGGCAGTAATAGCACCGCCATCGGTTGAATCACCGACTCTTGCTAAAGGCTTTCCGTTTACAAACACTGTTGGTGATCCAACATTAATTATTGCCGAATGATCTACACAGACTGGGCCGGCTGGTATAGTATGTGGGGAAACAGGGTCACCTTTTCGTTCGATACCAATGCTGTTCGCAAATACATCAGTAGACGGGCCGGTAATAGTTGTGGTTGCATCGCAGCCATGTCCGGTTGTTGTTGGATCTCCTTGTCTAGCCACTGCCGGCATATATATTATCCTTTGATAATGCTGCCAGCAGTCACAGGTTGAATACCTGTGGTCTGGAACACATACTGTTTGCCTATTTCGGAATCACTTTCTGCCATCACCATCACTGTTTGAGTGTTGAATGTGAGCTTGCTGTCAGGATTCACAGTCAGCAACACAGGAGCCATGGCTGGTCCCTTTTGAGTCATGGCCAACATCACCGGCCGATCCAGCGTGATTGAACCCATGGCGTCTTCTACAAATTTACCCATGACTTCATCACCGGACAGCAGCTTGATGGTAACAATGTCACCTGCTGAGAATTTGTGTTTGTTCAATAACATTCAATTTCCTTTTTAGTATCCACTACCGTTGAAACCAGTTTCGTCGATGTATTTTCTTAATTCTGTAAAGCCACCGATCACGTTACCATTGATAACAATCTGTGGCACTGTTCTAGCATTCGGAACAGCTTCTAACAATTCTTCTCGAGTAAAACCGTCACCGATTTTACGTTCTTCAAATTTAACACCCTGTTGTGTCAGCAGTGCTTTTGCTTGATCACAATAGGGGCAATGATACTTGCTCCAAACTATTACTTCCATGTTATTTCCTTTTTACTGCATTATATAGCCGGCAATTCAGTATAGTCAATATTTTCTCCCATGATACCAATGACATAATTAGTTGATTCTGATTCCTGCAGGGCAGTTTGTTTCTTGCTGGTATCGGTATGCTTGTTAAACCAAGGTATTGGAGTTGACTTAGGAGCAGGCGCTTGATACTTAATTCCAATTTGCTTTAATGCATCTACTGCGGTGTAGTCCACAAAGTCACGTAGGATGTTTGCGTTAAGTCCAATAACTGGTCCCATCTTAAACAAATAATTAGCCCATTCTTTCTCTTCACGGATCACATCCGCATACAGAGCATATACTTCAGCTTCACATTCTTGTTTGGCCTGCGCAAATCTAGGATCTTCTTTGACCACCTGATTGATCATGTAAGCTGTCCAACCTTTATGTAACAGTTCGTCTTGTAGGATCAAACTGATGATGTTGCCATTACCAATAAAAATCTTGTTCTCTACCATGGCCAAGCTGGTGGCAAATGATACCATAAAGCGGAATGCTTCAAGAGCATAGCTAGCGTTCAGTGCCATCCAAACGGCTCGAACATGTTCTTGTTCGTCGATTACTTCGCCGACTTCTTTGCGGCAGTTTACCAAATGCAATGCATCATAATATTTGCCCACACTTGATGCCATGTCCACAATTTCCTTAGTGTCGTGAATGGTGTTGAACACATCCTTGGGCACGTTGTAGATGTTGCGTATGATATGACTGTAGCTCTTTGAATGAATGTTTGTTTCAAAGAAGCCCCAGTTGTACATCAAGGCTTCTACTTCAGGTAATGAACACACCGGGGTGAATACCTGTGTTGGCCCACGTCCTTGCAAACTATCCAGGGCTGTCTGACGCAACAAGTTTGATGTAAAGATGTGTTTGACAGCATCACTGGCATCTTTAAAGTCATTTGAGTCTTTGCTAAGACTAATTTCTTCGGGTTGCCAGAAAAAGCCACGTGCTGTAGCATCAAAGTCTGCAATCTTTTTATATTTTACTTCTTCAAAGCGTTGAATGGTAACTGGCCCTGCTGGGTCCAGAAACATCTTGCGATTGAGATAATCTGTTTTGGTGTTTAGGTTGTATTGTTGTTTTGACATTTTATTTTGTTCTTTTAGTTTGTTAGTATTCCAGCTAAGAGCCAACCCCCGGCAGATTTTGATTTGGTCATGTTCCAGACTTCTTCAAATTCTTCAGCTTCTGTTCCCACCGTGTCTTGTATTGTGCCGGTAAATTCCACACTGGCTATGTAGTCGATTGTAGTTTCTTCTATGCCCAACAGTTTTGCTTCCAGTGATATTACTGCTGTTCTATGCGGGCCAACTTCACGAGATGCCAACTGTTGTTGTATTTCTCTTAACATAACATCTGTCATCATACCACCAAGAGTAGTAACATCTGCACGGTCCCATGCACCTTGCAACAGTACAAAGTTTTGTTTGGCGGCTGACTCAAATCCTACCACATCAAA